ATGAACGTGTTGCTGGATGCGTTGGTGATTGTTGACGTTGTGCCAACCTTGACACCATCCATAACGTCCCAAGGGTTAGCTTGCAGGATCGTAGCCCCGGCAGCTAATTCAACAGCGGCGGTAGATGTAACAAGGTATCCCGTGCCAGTCAGTCTTGAGGAGAACAAGTCCGCGACCGCTGACCCACGGTTTTTCACAAGGACAGCATCGGCAGTTAGCCCACCAGTAACCGTAGCATTTGCCCCTGTCCCTGTTCTTGCGTTAAGACCAAACACCTCCGTCCCGCTCGTAGGTTCCCGCATAGGACCACGGCGGATGGCGATGTAGATGTAGGTTCCACCAGATGCGTTCACTAAGCCGTTGTCATCATTTACTCGAAACCCTGTAGCCGAAGGGTTGAACCTATGGCTGGCTGATTCCGTAGCTGTAGTATTTGGTCTAAGGGTATTTGAAAATCCGTCGTAGACAGGAAGTCCCCTCATGCTGTCTACCAAAATCCAATCAACAGAACTTGTCGCGCTTTTGACGAGTAGCCATTGCGGCTCCCATCCAAGATTGACTATGGGTCCAGCGGTGTTAGAACCATTCCCAGTATAACTCCCACACGCAATCAACCCATCCGAGCCATCACCAGACGGGCCGAGGGGATCGTGGGCGAATAGGTAGGCGACGTAAGTGTCTCCATTACGATTAACACCCGAATTGGGTCCAACAGTAAAAACAGAAGCTGTTGGCAATGCACCGAACTGATCGTTGTCCAAGGTTTGCGCTATCGTAGTGTTTAGCTCCAAATAGCGATTGGCACCCGACAGGCTTCTATGATGAACAACCCAGTTTGTATTGAGCGAGGTGCATTTAACAATAATGCAGCCGGGGACGACGCCAAGATCATGAGCAATCTGACGCCCAGTGGCCCCATTCCCAGTATACGTCACCACATCAAAGAACCGAGGCGCTTGGCGGAAGGTCCATGAGGCGTAGGTGGCGGCATTAACACCTATGCCCGTGGCGCTGCCAATAGAAAAACCGTTAGCATTAAAGGCCGTCAGACTGTTGGCAAGTGTTGCCTCTGCGTTAGTGCTATTGCTGTTGATTTCTTTTGTCGTGCCGCGAATTGTATCAAACAGAAAGTTGTCTGTCGCAGCCGACCGGGACTTAATCCAAACCAACCCACCCTCACCAGCAAGGTCAATTCCGTTGGTGATTGTCTGCGTGGAGTTGTTGCCCGTGTAGAGATACGTCGAGAACACGTCCTCAATGGCCAAAGCGGCTTCAGCCCCAGCCGTTGCCCCGAGCAGCTTTGCTTTAAGCATTATGCGTCTCCTACGCGAGCGCCGTAAACTTGACCGCCGACTTCAAACAGTACGATGACCGTGTAGCCTGCCGTGTTCAGCGTGGGCGCAACGCCGCCGTCCGTCTTCCACACAACGCCAGAGCCGCCAAAAGTCGCGTCGGTCCACGTCAGCGTGTAAGCCGTGCCGTCATCAACCATCAGCGTGACAGCCTCGCCGTTGGCAAAGTTGGTGGCCTTGGGCGTGCGGTTGGCACCCAGCGTGATAAGCTGGATGGAGCCGTTGCCGGGGTCGATCTCAAAGGCCGCGCCGTCGGTGATCGTATAGATGTCCTCAAGGATCGTGCCGGTGATGGCCGGATCGGTCAGCGTCTTGTTGGTCAGTGTCTGCGTGGCAGTAAGACCGACCACGCCTGTCAGCGTGTTGTCAGCATAACTGATCGTCTTGTTGGTCAGCGTCTGAGCATGCGTAGGCTGCACGATGTCACCCGCGATGGCCGAAACGTAGACCACAGCATTCCCGGTCAGATTGATGGCCGATCCAGCCGCCGTGCTTTCGCTGACCGTGCGAGAGAGCGTTGTGCCGCTGGCCGTATAAACGCCTGCGCCGATCTCCCAATCGTTGCCGTCTTCAATCACATAGCTGACGGTGTTGCTGTCGGCGACGCCCGCCGCCGCGAAACTCTGATAGCCGCCGACTGCCGAGCCAAGCGTTAGCGTGCCTGTCCCGGTCGTGGCAGTGGTCATCTTTGCGCGGTTGACGAGCGTCACCATAGCTTTTCACCTTATGCGATTTGCAGGACGCCGTTGGCAGCCGAGAAGTCAACAGTCAAGCTGTCGCCGTCGTTCAGCGTCAAGGACGAGCCGTAGTCGTAATACCCGATCAGAGGATCTGCCGGGACGGTGACAGTGTCGTTGAAGATGTAGACATAGCGGAACGGGCCGGTCGAGCCGCCGCTGGAGGTCAGGGTGATGTCAGCCAAGACCAGCTTGTAGGTGCCGCCGGTTTGCGAAGACGAGGTGGTCGTGACGTTGCGCGACGACAGGTTGGTGTAGGTCACCTGGGTCACGTTGGCCAAGACGCCGTTGCCATCCGATGCCGGATTGCTGGCTTCCGAGCCGGGAGCGGTGTTGCTGAGAGCGACAACGATCTGATCAGATTCGAGGTCCATGTTGTGAACGGCATTTTTGACAAAGTCGTTCACCTTGTTGAAAGTAGCCATTCTAAGGCCCTCCAGAGGTTGATGTGCATATGCTCAGTCAAGGTATCACAAAGGATAGGCCCCGTAAATCATCGCGGAGTTTCGGGCCAAAGAACATTTAACGGGTCGTCAACAACTGATGGCAGATCTCGAAGCTGTTGGCGATAGGCTGCCCACGCTGCGTGATCGACGGGCGCGTCAGGAACCTGCGTCCAATCACAGGCCGAAAGCATGGCATCACGCCGGCGACGAAGCATAACCCACGCGCGGGCAATCTCTGCCTGCCTGACATCCTCAGACGGCTTTAAGACGGCGACCCCGCCAACGACATGATAGGTGCCTTGAACGGCGTCATCCGGCAGGTCAGCATACGCGAAATCATCTTCGACCGACTGCGGCGGCTGCGATGCCTGAACGATGGAGACGATCTCGCCTCTCGATTTTTTGTAGAAGGCATACTTCCTGGGTCACCTTTTTAATAGCGTTATCACAACGTCAAGGTTCGTGACCTCAAGAGAACTGCCAGATGCGATGACATAACTCAGGCCAAGCGTGTGCGATCCAGCGGATGCGACGACGCGACGATCCAGAATGACGACCGGGAACCTGAGATCATTATATGTCGCATAACTGTCAATTGCGGAGTTAACAAATGCTGAAACCGTTGATCCGTCGATTTGGACGCCCAAGGAATATGAAACCCCAGTTCCAGTTCCATAGACGTTTGCAGACGCCTGCATGATGATGAACTGGTTTGCCTCAGTTGTCGTGAAGGTGCCGAGGGAAGTTGACCCGCTCGCAGTCAGGTTCAAGGTTACAGATGTCGCCACCGTCGCATCAGTTGCCGCTCTGGAGGCAATGTTCGCGGTGGCAACACCAGCCGTCTTGATGATGAGCGTTCCGCCCGACGTATCCAACGTCACATCATCAATGTTGATCCGATCTGCATTAAGCGTGCCAGCCGTAATGTCGGATGCGTTGAGCGTGCCACGGATGATGGCATCCTGAAACTCAGCGTTGCCAGTGTCGCGCTCGATGCGCCAGCCGGAAGATCCAGGCACATAGTTGTCGCTCTCAATGTCAGCCGTGACCTGAATGGCCCCTGCCGGCGTCGTAAACGAGATTGTCTGAGCGCTGGTCGTGCCGTCGATTGTGACTTGATACTGAGACGACCATTCTTTGACCGTGGTGTCGGTGATGCTGACAGAAGGCTGCGTCAAAGCCCAGCCAGCGGTCAGACCGACGAAGGCCCCGGTGGACGTGTTATAGCTTGAAGCTGTCGGCGTGGCCGGCGCAGATGCCTGGAGTGTCTGATAATACACACGCCCGGTCACGATGGTGTCGCCCGTTTCGCCATTTGTCGGGTTGGCCAGCGTGGTGCCGGATGTCGCCGAACTGAAGGCGCTGACGTTGCCAGTGAAGTCAACGGCCTTAGTCCAGTAGAACCGCGTTGTGCTTTGAGGCAGCCCGGTGTGCGAGAACGTATCACCAGAGACAACGCCGACCTGAGTTGAGGTCGATGAGTTATTGCTGGTGTTTGCAAACACGCGGACCTCTTTGAGATCCTTCTGCCCCGGGTTGGTCCATTTGACGTTGATCTGCGTATAGCCAGACGTGGTCGAGAGCGAGGTCGGCGCGCTTGGCGGAGTGAGGTCAGCAGGAATAGTCACCGTGATGACAGCCGTGTCAGACTGAAGCCCGAGGGCGTTCACGGCGGCCACACGAATGGTGTATTCTTGGCCGATCTCAGCGTCAGCAATGTCCAGCCTTGTTCCGGTCATCACGAAACGCTGCTGATCCGTTTCTGACGTGATGTTGTAAGACACGATATAGTGATCGATGGCATCAGGCGTGGTGACTGACCAGTTCACGCTGGCCACCGAATAGGTCGTGCCGTCGGGCGTGATGATCGTCTCGGTCACAACATCAGAGGTGAACACGGGCGTCGGCACGATCCAATACTCGGGCAGGACCGAGTTATTGTTGATGATGCTCGATTCTTCCGCGTTCCAATCGAAGGCGGCTTCGCTGGTCTCACGCAGCGTCATCTTGATGCGGATGCCGCCCGTGTCGCCGACCGTCAAGATCCACGAAACAACCTCGAATTCCTTGTTGACCCAGCCATACTCGCTGACGGTCAGGTCGATGATGTCGCCGACCTCAAGGTTGATCGCCCGCGTGCCGAATTCAGCCGAGATCGTGATTTGCTCTCTGGATCTGAACAGCGTCTGCTTGGCAATGCGCTGTGCCTGCGCGCTGCCTGTGACCATCCCCAAAGGCAGGTCAACGATGTTCTCTATGTTGTTGTCTTCGGCCAAAAACGCCGCGCTGGTGATTGCGGGATAGTCAGCCTCAACCCAATCACCGGCAAGCGGGTTAGATGACGAGTCATAGACGCCGCCGTAGACGAACTTGCCGACGACCTTGTTAAAGTTGTCGCGACGAGATTTCTTCGTGGTGAAGTTTATTTCCGAGCGGAGGTCATCAAGCGTGAATGACTTTTGGCTTGGCTCATAGACGCCGACCTTCAGCCGCCACTCGCCGCCAGACAGGTAAAGCGTGCCATTGCAGGCGGACACCATGTCTTGCAGGGTTTGACCGATCTCGCTGTCTGCGCTGACAACGCCGTTGATCTGGTATCGCTTTTCGGTGCCACCCGCTGCCAGAGGCACATTCTCGTTGCAGTCGTTGGCCGCAGATCCGAAATACACGTCGTCGATGTATTGGTCAGACAGGCCATAGTCCGACTTGAGATAATCCCTGATGACCAAAGCCGCGTTGGCCGACGCAGGGTATGTCTGCGCCACGCCTGATGTGTTGGTGACCTTCTTGCCCTTTACGACAGCCGTGATCACAGGCACGCCGTTGGCGAACACCTCTGTGTCATGCTCCAAGCGCACATAAAGATAGGCGATCCCGGTGCCGACGAAGTTGGCGTCAATCTCTGCGCTGGCGGCCAAAAGTTCAGCGGGCGGCGCAGTCTGCGTGCCATCGAACTTGCGGACGAGAACCTTGTTCTTCCAGCGGCTGTCCTTGACATAGCCCTCGTCACCTTTGCGGCTGAGAACCTTGCCGCTGCGATAGTCCATGCCCGTGCGGTCAAAGCCCGTTTCGTCCATCAGGGCTTCAAGCTGGGCTTTGGTCAGTGTGGCGGCATCAGCGTAAGAAGTTGTCGCATCATAGAGCGAGACCAGCTTTTCGTAATTCCGCCCGCTCACGCGATAGGTTGCGTTGATGGTGTAATTGATCTTGCCCAGGCCAGACAGAAACGACCGCTTGTCGTTGACGTAAATGTCCCCGATTTCCTCAACGACATGACCAGCCAGCACAATGATCTGGTGCATGTATTTGTTGTTGTCGCCAGTGGTCTCGGCATAAGTCAGCACGCCGCCAGTGCGGACCTGGCCGTAGATGTATCTTTGTGGAGCAACAGGCTCCTTGATGTTGAACAGCGTGCCTTTGTTCTGGCCGCCGATCTTGGGAGCAAGCGCGCGAGATAGAACAGAGGTGATAGCGGTGGTGGCCAAATATCCAACAATCGCTTGGCCGGTCAGGCCCAAGAAGATTGCCGTGGTGCCGACGTTGGCTCCCAGGATCAATGCCCCGATAGTAACCGGGTCGCGCGGCGCGAAATCCCAGCTTGCGTGGCGCATGACGTTGTAGGGGATCTTGGTTGTCATTTGACCCACGCGGCTTCAATTTCGGTTATGTGCATGTATAGCATGTCTAGGTCGCCAAGAAAAACTGCCTTTGTCCCCATCGAGATCCCAAGGGCTTTACCAGTAAACCAACGCGATGTGCGGCTCGACATTACGATGGCACCTCTCGGCGGGATACCCTCCACGCGGGTCATGTGAGCATCAAAGCAGTCTGTCAGGTTGTCATGGCCGAATGACTTCAGCATAAACTTCTGCAATGACTTCGGCCCCATGGACTTATATTTGCCGATCACGTCGTCAGCATAGCCCCCGCCGTGCATCGCAGCCCAAGCGCCGTTGGTGAATGTAAAGCAATCATGCTTCCCGAGATCGAAGCATTTACCGCGCTGCTCACGCAGGTATTCGTTCAGTCGGCTTTGCGGCCCCATGCGATTTCCTTGTCCTGCAAGCTGACAACCCAATCGAAGAACGTATCGGTCGGATGCCGCAATTTGTGGTTCTCGGAGGTATATCTGCGGACATTGGCACGCTGAAGGGCGATCAGCTTGCTCTCAATAGTAAGCTGCACCCTGACGCTGTCTGCGTTGTGCGTGATGTTCATCACGTCCATATAGCCGCTGAAGACCTCGGCAAAATTGGTCGTAGACGAGTCAAGCGTTGCTTCGCCCATCAGGATGCGCGCACGCCGGCCCTGATAAGGCTCAATGAGAGCCAGCGAGATGATGCTGGCAGAAATGCCAGATAGCGTCACAGTGGCACCGTTGGCAGAAAGGTTGGCACTTTCTTCCAGATCGCTGATCCCAAGCAGGGTGCCACTGCCCGTGTAGGTTTGCCCGTCGATCGTCCGCGTGCCAATGCCCGTCCACAGCCGGATCGCTGCACTGTCGAAAAGCATCTCAACCGCATAGAACGGCTGCGCGCCATCTGCCGCTAGGGCATTGACCAGTGCGGCGCTGATGTTCTTCGTCATATCGCCTCCATCGCGCTGAAGCTGATGCCATAGATGGCAGCCTCATTCACGCTCCAAGAAGTCTCGTTGGACGACAGCCTAAAGCGCCCCTTTGGTGATGTCAGGGTGGCAGTCGCGCTGGATGCTGCGGATCTGAGAGACGGATAGATATACATCGTCCCGTTGCCGCTGCGGTCAGCCGTGACTTTGTACAGACGTTGATCAGCGCCGCTGCCCAGGCTAAACCAATCGCCAGCAAGCAGGGTGCCTGTCATCGCTGTGGTGACGGAATTGCTGCCAGAAGATCCAGTGATCGTTGCAGTCGTTGCCGTCCCCATAGGCGCAGTCGCCAGAGGGTCGCCGATCAGGAAGGTGCCGAACTGCCCGCGCAGGCTGACCAGCCAGCCGACCCACTTTTCAGCGTCAGATCGCTTCATGGGCGGAAGGGTCACATCAACCGCCCACATCTGGCCCGCGCTGGCCTGGGCTTGGCCGGCGAAGGTGAACGGGCTGCGTTCATAGGCCACCGCGTTGACGGACCTAAATTCGACGCTTCTGATGCCCGTGTGCGTCGGCAAGGCTAAAGGATAAGTGGTCATGCGTAGCCCATCCCGTTCACGCTGCGGCGCTGTGCGTCAAACACGGCGGCCTTGGTGCTTTCGACAATCTTCGGCAGCATCGCTTGAATTTCGGCACGCGAGACGCCTGCACCGAAGCTGATGTTTTGCACAACGCTGACGCCAGCCCCGCTGCCCAGCTTGTCATTCGGGATGATTGCGCTGCTCCGGCCAGGCACCATCAATTCAGGGCCGCGCTCACCCACGATGTAAGGCTTGTTTGCCTGCATCGTGCCGCCGTCAGCCATAAAGCCAAGAGCCTTTCCGACGCCGGGCATTGCCCCTCCAAAGAAGCCCATGATGCCGTTGACCAGCCGCTGCACTACCAGAACCTCATAAAGCTTGAGGATGATGTTGCGGGCCATGTCGCGGAAAGCATCCTTGACCGACTTGGTGCCATCGACCATCGACATGAACGCGCCGGAGAAGGCCGATCTGATCGTGCTGGCGATCTCTTTTTGCTGCTCAGCCAGCTTGTTCAACTGATCCATCTTGGTGATTTGTTCGACCAAGCCATTGAGAGCGGTGTCGCCATACTTCTGGTAATCCAAGCCAAGGGCTTGAATGACACGCTGCTGTGCTTCGGTCTTGCCGAGCAGTTCTGTTTCGAGCGCAAGCTGCTCTCGCAGGGTCTTCATAGGGTCGGTAGCACCGCCGCCAGAAGGCTTGTCCTCTCTAGGCTTCGTCGGCTCTGTCGGCGCAGCCAAGCGAGATCGTGCATATGCCTGATAGGCCCCAATGGTCTTGAACATCTGCGGGTCAACTGCGGCCTGAGCGGCGGCGGCGGCATCAGCAGCAAGCCCTTGGGCCTGACGACGCAGGTTGCCGTAAAGGGCATATCCAAGCATCAGGCGGTTGTTAAACGATTCTTGGCTCTTGATGTATTCGGCCTGAGCCGACTGAATAGCGATCATCTGCCCATAAATCGCCTCACCCCGAGCAATGCGCTCCCTCTCAGCTTGGCCCACAGCTTTAGCATGGCCAAGTTCAACAGCCATCATTCCACGATTGACGACATCAATTTGAGCAATTGCGTCACGCTTCTTGTTGATTTCGTCAATGATAGACTTCTGGCCGCTCAACTGCACTTTAAAAGCAGTGATTTCTTCGGCAAGGTTTTGCTTCGCACTCAGGCTGTCTGTCGCGCGATATTGCTCAGTCTTCTTGGCTATTTCATCACGCAGACCGATGATTGAGCGCAGAACTGTAGCCTCTTCTGCGGTGTCAACTCCGAACCGAAGCATCTCCATCTGAGAAGACAAACCCGCGCTGACCCCAGTAAGATCCCCCATAGCCTTGGCAAGCCCAGTGACGCCACCTGAAGCTTTTTCTGCTGTGACAGCAATAGCCGCAAAAATAGCAACAGCAGCGCCCGCGACTGCGCCAAGTGGTCCAAAGATCTGCAAGATCTGCGGAGCCTGCTGACCGAAAGCCTGCATCTTGTTGGTGCCGTTGGCCACCTGAACCGCAAAGTCGCCGACTTGGTAGCCTGCCTGTTGCAGGCCGCCAAGGGCAAACTTACGCATGTCAGTTGTCGCGCTAGAAGTTTGGTTGCCAAGCCTTCTGGTAGCAGCGGTTGTGTTGTCAAGCTGGGTCTGAACAGCCTTCAGCGGCGCGGTCGCGCGGTCGATGGCCTGCAACTCAAATACGAGTCTTTCGCTCATTTTCCTCGCGCTCCTTTATGACGGCAAAGTAGGCCATCCATTCATTATACTCATCAACAGAGATTTGCTCAATCTCAGAGATGGTTTTGCCCAACCTGTCTGCCATCGCTATCAGGTTGAGCCTGAATGGATTGCCCCTTAGTTTTTTGCGTGGTCCTCAATGCTACCTGCATTGAACACTGCGCCGAAAACCTTGGCGATGACGCCGACAGGTTCGCTCATCAGGATCGGCTTGTCTTCCAACGTGAAGGCTTTGTCGCCCTTCTCGTCCTCGCACTTTTCAATGACCATCTCGACCATCGCACCCAAGGAGGTGTTGGTCAAAAAGTCCTTGTACTTGCGCTGGACCTTTTCGATGTCTCGTGCGCTCACAGACGTGAAGAAGAGGCGAAGGGGAGTTTCCCCCTCGCCCCATTCTTCGACATCGACGAAGCCACGCTGCTGGTCAGCCCGTTTGGCTGCAATGCGCTTCGCCAAGCTCATTAGGAAGCCGTCGCTTGCGACAGAGCGCCAGTGCCTTGCACGCTGATCGACATCTCAACCAGACCGTCATACGACGCAGAGATGGAGCGACCCGTCACAATGGCGGTGCCAGTGTAATAGATGTCACCAGTGGTCGAACCCTCGGGGTAGAGGTTCAGCGTGACGGATGCACCGATGGTCAGAGCGCCTTGTCCCGTGGTGTCGGTCTCGTCCCACAGAACGTCAATCGTCCCGGTGTAGGTGGTCAGCGACGGCTTATAGGTCCGTGCGCTATCACCCATAGAGGTGTCTTCAAGGGTGTCAGCCGATTCTTCAATCGAATACGACCGAATTTCGGCGATTGCGTTGGCTCCGACTTTGACGGTGCCTTCGCTGCCAGCGTGCGTAGCCATAGCAGGAGCCTCCTTTATTTGGCTGTTTCGACATCAGTTAGACTAGTGACATACCTTACAGCAAAAGTCATCGTTGCGATGCCAACAGGCTGCTCAGTCTCACCAGAAAAGTCGATGCTCGTCGATGTTAGCACCGATTCCTTCGCAATGCCACCTAGCGTGAAGTCCGCTCCGATGGCTTCTTCAACCTGCACCGCGATGGCGTCAACCGCGCTATCAAGCGATGAAGTGGCATTCTCATAGATTGAAACAGTGATCTCCACCGTACGATCCAATGACTTGACGCCCATCGTCGCACCCATCGTCATAAGGCCGGAGGATTCGCTTCCGACAGTGACCGTGATGGCAGGCATTTTAGCCTGGGTAAGAGGATAGACGCGAGTGGCGTAGACCCGCTTATTTACAAGCGCAACACCACTCGAAAGGATCGTCACGAACTGATCGCGGATCTGCTTTCTGACGTGAGACATTACTTGCGCTCCAGTTGGATCACCGTGACGCCGGTTCCATCATGTATCCAGGCTCTCACAGTATAAGTCACGCTGGAAATGATTAGCTGGTCATCTTCTGAGATGCTGGGAACATCAATAGATCTGCATGTAAATCGAGGCTGCTCTTGATGCACGGAAACGAAACCGCCCGCGTCTACTGGGACGGTTTCATTGTCAAAGATGCCGAGAATGGTGGAGTCACCAAGCGCGCCTTTGCGCCGATAAGTCACAGAAAGAGCGAACTCCTCTGTGTTGAACAAGGTCAGCAAATCGGCGGCAAACGGCAAAGCCATGATCAGGCCTTCTTCCCACGCTTGGCAAACTTCGGACCATCGCTGGTCTCAAGAGCCACACTGCGATCAACAGTCTCGGTGACAGCGCGGGCCTCACAGGCCTGCACGCGGCCCATAGATGCTAAGGAGCGTGCCTCCTGCTCGGACAGTTCGACGATCTCGCCCGCATTGCGGGCAGCGCCACCTGCCACGCAGGATTTTAGGATCAGGTAGTTTGCCATTTTAACCTCCTTTTGAGGCTGGGGGCGGTCGAAACCGCCCCCATTCCATTTCAGTGTCATTAGACGCCGTCGTTGTTGTAGGCGAAGGACACAGCGTGACGAACCGCCACATCGACCGTCTGGAGTGCGCGGATACGCACGGTGCCAGTGTTGGACGAAGTGTAGGGATCGACCAGGATGTCCAGGCCGCCGTACATGCCGATCAGCAGGTCCGCGAAGTTGCCGAAGAACAGGTCGCCCGAGGTGACCTGGTTCGACACGATGGCGCGGTAGCCGTTGATCGTGTTGCCGGGCTGCTCGACCACGAAGAGGCCTTGGCCGGAAGCCTTGGCAGTGGTCTTCAGCGCGCCGTACATGCTGGCAGGCAGAATGTAGGCGAGGTTGCCCAGCAGAGCGTTGTCCTCGGCCACAGCGGTTTCCAGAGCCACGACTTCAGCGAAAGTCGGGGTGGCCGCAGCAAACGAGGTCGGCTTGTTGACGCCCGAGGTGTTCTTCACACCAGTGGGCTGGCCCGAGGAACCCGAACCTTGCAGGCCGCCGAGGTCGATGGCGAGAGCGATGGCACGCGACAGGTCGTCACGAACCAGAGCTTCGATATCGGGCGAGGACTGCATCATCATCAGACGGGTGATGTCGGTGAAGGCACCGAGGGTCTTCGGGGTCATGGTGACCTGACCGAAGGTCGGCTCCGACTCAGACGCAGCGCCGCCTTCCGTCGAAATCCAGCCAGCCGCCGAGGCGGTAGCTTTCTTCGGAATGGCCACGTTGCCCTTGAGGCCCGTCAGCATGGTCGCGCCAGCCTGCATCACAGACGAAGCGTTACGCAGAACGTCGATGAAGTCACCGCCACGGAAGTCCTGCGCGATCACGCTGGAGTCGTCCGAGGTGTTCAGGTCACGCTTTGCCCACGACCGCAGAACGTCGCCGGGGATCATCAGACCCTTGGCATCGACGCCAGCAGCACGCTGTGCAGCAGCCGAGGCTTCGAATTCGAAGCGGGCTTCTTCCTGAGCGCGGAAGTCGGTCGGGTTCGCCATAGCGCGGATCGCAGCCATGAGCGAGAACTTGCGGACCTCTTTCTGGGTCAGACCGATG